ATCATCATTTCTATAATCATGATACTTACCTTCCTTAACTACGTTATATCCAGTAGAATTAGTAGATATTTCTTTCTTTTTCTTCTTACCTTTGCCAGGACCACCAGTAAAAGCGTTTGGAGTCTCGTATCCAGCTATATTACCTGTCGTAGTCGCTTCATCAATCTCTTTTTTAATCAACTCACGAATTATTTCTCTAATATTGTCCATTTTAGACATTTTTTAGCTCCTTAACAAGTTGATAATACCTCATTAATGTAACGACCTGTTTGTCTTCGACTATTCTACCCTTCATAAGTGTATCTGCTTGATTTATAGCCTCTTTCATTTTAATTTTAGTAACTTTATCATCTACAGTAGGTAAAATTGATTGGAGTTTCTTCTTTACCTTTACAGTTTCAGATTCTATGAACTCTTTAAGAGAATTTGTATTTGAAATGTTATTTATATACTCTCTAAGTAGATTTTTTTGTTCTTTACTAAGAGAATTGTACTTTTTATTAAATTTCTCAACTAAAATACCATACGCAAGCAATCTTAAGTCCTTTTCTTGCTTTTCATAACCTTCTACGATCGCTTTTTCCTTCTTTTTATTAGAAATTGACTTTCTTGTAATATGTTCTACCACTGTAAAACGACTTTGGGTTTCAGTAGCTGGATTGGAGTCATTACTTGAATAAAGAAGTTTATATATTGAAGCATTTACCTTATAATTAGGAATTCTCGCCATAAAAAAGTCATTTATACCATAATTTTTACGAATTTCTTTAATTAAATTATATTTCTCTCTTTTTAGTCGAGAACTACCCAACTTTTTATGAGCAGAAAGTACTGCATCAACTAACTGATTAGCTGTAATTTCAGATTTATAATTTTCAGTTGTTAAAACTTTATATAATTCGTATTCTTTACCCAACTGTGTATTTTTATTAAAAAAAGTTTTCATCATATTAGCTGCTAATCCCTTTTTATCATTATTTAATACATCTACAGTAATCTGTCTTGTCAGCAACTCGAACAAAATGCCCGTATTACGAATTTTTGAGTGCTTTATTTTTGAACTCATATTAAACTCCAATCAATGTTATAATACTTCATATATAAATATATCAATACTTAATTTTTGTTAGTATTAAGAGAAGATACTTCAGTATTGTACTCTTCTTCTACATCAGCAGACTCTGATAAAAGAGTTTTTGCTTTAGTTCCTAGATGTTTATACAAAGTTTCATAATGTGTTTTAGCAATTCCACCGTAAGCAACCTTTTTATCATGCGCCCCTAATGGATCTCTTCCTCGTGCCCCACTATCTTTACTATATTTATTAGCTTCTTTTGGACGACCTGCTCCATTCCAACCACCTTCTGGTGAACCGCCCTCATCATCTAACTCATGACCGGTTCTACCCATAGCCGTATCGGCAGGTGTACCAGCAGATTGTCCGCTCTTAGCAGGATCATTTCCTTCTTGCTCAATTTGTTGCCTTCTAAATTTTTGTTTATAATCAAATATAATGCCTTCATCTTCTTCTTTAATTTGGTCTTCCGTAAACCCAAAAACATTTTTATAGATCCACTTTGAAGAAACTAATCCATCACGTAACATAGATTCAGCAAGAGAAGTTTTGTTATTCCACAATTCAATTTTTTCTTGTTCATAAATTGTAGATGGATTTGTCAAACCTAAATCAAAATTTACAAGCTCTTGATCTCTGAATCCTTGAGAATATAAATGAACAACTGCAATTTTTGTTAATTCACTTACCACAATTCTCTGTATTCTTTCGATTGTTCTAGCAAACCTAACATCTTCAGCAGCTAATGTAGCCTTAGATCCTAAACTTTCTTCATATCCTAAGAAAGCCCTTGGTACACGTAGAGATGCAAGTAATCTACTTTTAAGATATTCAATATCTTCTACTGCATCATAATTTAATCCAGCTAAACTTTCAATAGAAGTTCCACTATCTCCCCCACGAACTGGTAAGAAAAAATCTTCCGTTATATTTTGAATGTTATATCTAAGATTATAATCACCAGTCTTTTCATCAATAACAGGAGCTTTCTTCATTTTATTAATAACTTGTTGCATGTAATTATCAACTTCCGCAGGTGGTATATTTCCAATATCTAATTTGAATATTCTTTTTTCTGGTGCTCTCATAATACGATGTATTAACATAGCATCTTCCATCAACATTAATTGTTTCCAAACTTTTCTCCCAGCCTCTAACATTGAACGCCCATAAGGAACACAATTAGAATCAGATAAAAGTCTAAAATGTGCAATTTCATAATTTTCAAATGTCATAGAATCTTGTTTCATTCCAGTATGCCGATTGCTATCTCCCATCGGAGTCAACATAAACTGAACAAGCTGTGGATTTTCCTCATCGTGACCTTCAAGTCTAGCAACATCATAAGCAGACATAGGTGTTACATTTGTAACACCATATTTTTCTGCAATTTCTAATTGTAAAAAGAAATCGCCATATTTATTCATATTACGAACCCAAGGCCAAAGGTTAAATTCTATATTTATAATATCATAAAAAAGATTATGTAATATATCATAAATTTGATCATTATCAGTCTGTATATCCAATACTTTACCATATTCATTTTTCATAGTAGATTCATCAGAATATATATCTAAAGCTGAAGCAATAATAGAATCAGTATCCATTGATTCATAATCTCTAAACAAACCCAATCTTAATTGTTGTTGATATAGTTGATCATTATACCCATATTGCTGTGCATTCATATTTGAATATAATTTCTGGTATCTATCAACTAAATTTGTTTGAATATTAGACTGTAATTGTCCAGTGTCCACTATTTTTAGTTTTCTACCACCAATATTTCTAACAATTGTATTTGTAGAAAATAATCGTTTTAGTCTTGAAAATATATCTCTATCAGCCATTTTTTACCTCTTTATTTAATTAACCAATCCAATGATTCTTTTTCTCCTCTGGGACCAACTTCCCATTCCCAAGAATTATTTTCATAGCTAGGTTTTTGCGGTAACATCTGCGATGATGCGCCACCCAAAGTTTTTTTAGTCAATTCTATTCCTTCGTTTCTCAATCTTAAAGCAGTATCTCTTACCCAAAGAGTCAAAGCGAAACTTATTACTAAATCATCATTATATCCCTGCATCGCTTCAGCCTTATTATTGTTATATATAAATACAAACAATTCATCAATTAATCGATTTGAATGAACAATTACAGACTTTTCTCTAAAATATTCCTCTAATTTAGATACAACTAACGGTCTTGTCTTCATTGTCATACTAAATCCAGCTACCATATTCCTATCTGCAATTCTATACTTATTTGACATTTGATGTTCTGTATCTACATACTTTAAATCTTTACTCATATAAAATAAATTCTCATAACCTCTATCAATACACTGTTGGAGAGCAGCCCAACCAATATTATTATTTTCAACAACTAACAGTGCGTTATTATATTCTGTAGCAGTATTTACACACAAATTCCCAAAATCTTTTGTAGACATCCTACCTTTATATTCTGCTACTTGTTCCATACTCTCTATTTCCATAACATGAAATGCAGAATAATCTGTACTGTCTCCTCTACTAACATCAGCACTCAATACATAATCTTTTGTATAGTTTGCTGGTTTCCATATCCAAAGGTTACTATCTATACCCCGTTTTTCTAAAGGATCTCTAACTTGTGTCTGTTGATATTCTTCTAAAATTTTACCATCTATAACAGACTGACCAGAAGTGATAAAGTCACAATCACATTCCTGAGCAGCTAATGAAGGACCCAATAATCTATCTTGTTCTTTTCTCCATTCATCACCTCTTTCAGGATGTAAGTTCCAATGTAATCTAATAAAGTTCCAATCATTTGTTCCTTCTTCTGCATCAACCCAAATTTTATGAAACCAATTACCAACACCATTTGGCGTAGAAAGTGCAATACATTTTCCACCAGTAGAAAGTGTCTGAGAAGCAGCAGCCCATATCGTTTCAATTTTATCGATAAAAGCAGCCTCATCTAATATCAACAATGACAAAGCCTCTGACCTACCAGCCTCATCACCACTTGCAACTGCTTTTACCTGTGAACCATTGTTGTACCTTAACGACAGCTTGTTATCTTCAACGCATTTCTGTTTTAGCCAGCTAGGCAAATTAGCATGCATAACTCTTACTTTAGTTACCAAATTTTTCGCAGTATCTTGTTTAGTAGCAATTACCAGTATATTCTTATCACTCTGAAATGTCATCATCCAAAGAGAATATCCTGCAGTCAACGTTGATAATCCTAATTGTCGAGCTTTAAGTACAATATTAAAACGATAATCTTCAAAAGTCTCTAATGACTTTTCTTGATAGTTATATAAATGAAAAGGAACTTTACCTTTTATTGGGTGCTGAACAACACAATACTTTTTCATAAAATAA